TGCTGGAACGGGCGTCGGCAAGTCTCTATTCATGTGCCATTGCGCTGGTGCCGCACTCACACAGGGGTACAACGTACTCTATATTACATGTGAAATGGCAGAGGAAAAGATTGCTGAACGAATTGACGCAAACCTTCTGAATGTTAGTGTCAAAGATATTGTTGAACTACCTGAGGTTATCTTCACTAGTAAAGTACAGGAGATCGCTCGTAAGACTCAGGGAAAACTTATTATCAAAGAGTATCCAACAGCGTCTGCACACGCAGGACACTTCAAGGCACTCTTGAGCGATCTCAAATTGAAGAAAGATTTCAAACCTGATATCATCTTCATTGACTATCTTAATATCTGTGCAAGTGTGAGGTACAAAGGTGCGATTGTCAACAGTTACACGTATGTCAAAGCGATTGCTGAGGAGCTTCGGGGTCTTGCTGTGGAATGTGGGGTTCCTATTGTCAGTGCCACTCAGACTACTCGTAGTGGTTTTGGCAATAGTGATCCAGATCTTACCGATACTTCTGAGTCTTTTGGTCTACCTGCCACTGCTGATTTTATGTTTGCCCTTATCTCTACTGAGGAGTTGGAACAACAGGGTCGCATCATGGTCAAACAACTTAAAAACAGATACTCAGACCTCGTTACCTCACGAAAATTCATGGTGGGAATTGACAGATCCAAAATGAGGCTGTATGATGTAGCGGACGATGCTTCCGCTATCAGCATCGACACAGAGGACGTGGGAGATCAACTCTCTCAGTTTGCTGAATCACAAAATCGTTTATCTAAATTTGCTGAGTGGAATGTATGATTAATTTCAATAAGTATGAAGAGTTTGTCTCTACTGTTACAAGCGATGCTTCAACAAACTTTGTTGATTTTGCTGACCGTATTGGCGAACTTGATCGAGAGGGTGCCAATATTGAGCGTCTTCTTACTAGTGGCGTTGGGATCAATGCTGAAGGTGGCGAATTCCTTGAGATCATTAAGAAGATGGTTTTCCAAGGCAAACCCTGGAACGAAGACAACAGGGAGCACCTGATCATTGAACTGGGTGACATCATGTGGTATGTTGCTCAAGCAACACAAGCACTTGAAATCAGTATGGAAGAAGTGCTAGATACTAACATTCGTAAGTTGGCTAAGCGTTACCCTGAGGGAACCTTTGACTCTTACTATTCCGAAAACCGTCAAGCAGGTGACCGATGACCGAATCAAGACTACTATCTGAAGTAAACTTTATTCTATTCACCAAGGACTCTTGTGGTCCTTGTGGTCTGGTAAAGCGTTACTTCAATGCTCTCAAGGATGACCGCACTAAACTCATTCAGGAAGTTCAACTGGAAGACTTCAGTGATAAACCTATCCCAGAAGAGAACCTTGCCATCGCTAAGAAGTATGGTGTGACTGCTACTCCTGTCTTGATCATTGTTGATGGAGATGGAACTCTGCTTGAGACCTACTCCAGCGGTATGCCTATTACCCAGAACATTCGTAAACTCTGGACCAAATACGGTGTATAGTCTCTGGATTCACCTAGTAGCATTCTTCCAAGTTGTTGTGATGAATTGCATTCAACCTGTCAACTGGAAGTATTGTTATCGGGTGGACCAGTGGTTGATCCCAGATCTTGTAGAAGGATATGAGATCTGGACCGAACAAAAACATCCTTATTCGCATGAAAAAGAATACTTACAAAACTTACCTCCCTCTAAATAATTAGACGGGAGGTTTTTTTATGGCAAAAACTGGTAGAGTAAAGTGGACACATTACTTTAAAGATAGAGTAGTTGACACTTATGTAAAAGCAAATAGTAAATCAACTGCCGACAAGAACACCACTAATACTGGTGAGAAATTGGCTCATGGAACTCCTATCACCGTTATTGGTGGAAATCAGTACTCAACTCGTCTTCCTATTAGGTGGGGAAATAATACAGGTGACTTCCATATTGATTGTATTGATAAACCTGGAAAGATTAATGTTAGGATGCAGATTGAAGCAACTAAATTGATCAAACTAGGGCATGATGAAGTTGTCCCAAGTATACTTGGAGTTGCTGACGTAAAGTGTAAATGTTTTTATACCCCAGAAGAGATTGCTAAATCTGTTCTTAAGGGTTTGGAAGATGAACCGTCTGTTCCTGATTATGTAACAGAACAACTTTTAGATTATTTTATGGATAATCTAAAAGGCAATTATAATTTTACTTGGTCTGCCTCTGTAGTTGATGGAATTAGAAAACAAATTGGAACATATGTTGGTGAGATGTTAGTTGGATATATTGGTCTCGCGGGAGCACCCTCTGGACATATGTCTAAAAATATTTTACCTAGAGATAATAAGTGTTTTGCTGTTCCTGATGATCCATCATTTGCTGGTGTTGATTCTTTATTCTTAGCGAAAGATGGATCTCAAGTTCCTGTGTCATCTAAGTATGGTAGGGGAGCATTGGCATCTGTTTGGGCGAACATTATCCCAGTGGCAAAGAAATATAAGAACACGTTGCCTGACTGTGTATTAAAAGACCTTGTGACATCTGCTGAAGTGGTCGGTGGTAACTCCGCTAGGAAGGGAAAGGAGATAGTATATCACTATGGAATTAGGGAAATCCTTGGGGTGGACACCAATGATCCTTATGAAGTGTTTAAAGCTTTTAAGTCTGGGAACCTCAAGGAACATGCTCCTGTCCTGCTCAAAGCACTTCAGTATGTTTCCAGTGGTGGGGATGGAACAGAGTCTTCTGCTAAAGTATTGATTACAAACGGCAGGAAGACTGGCAAATCTTTAACAGCAATTCTTTCTAGGGGCATCGCTGATCGATTAAATAATGATGCTAAGTCATTGGCAGAAGCAAAGAGATTGATTGCTGGAAAAGATTTTTATCAAGCAAATTTAGATGATAGTAGATTTTTGAAAGGTGAAGTTTATTTCAGAATGAATAAAGCTGCTGATATGTCTTTGAGTTTCTCTGGATCAAAAGCATCTACCAGCAACATTGATGCTAGTCAAGGAACTGTAAACTATCTACTAGCATAATGGCAAACATCAAACAGCTCAAGCACCTAGAACACCTGGAAGATGAGATGCTAAACTATGGCGTCGAAGGATGTATGGCAGCAGTATCTTTTCTGAAAGAACTTCGTAAGATGCTGGGTCAACAAGAACATTCTGGATTTATGCAAACCAAGTGGGATGGTGCTCCTTCTGTAGTTTGTGGAGTAGAACCACTGACACAGATGTTTTTTGTTGGCACTAAGTCTGTATTTAATAAAACGGAACCAAAAATTTGTTTTACTCCCGAAAGCATAGATGAATACTATCAGGGAGATCTTGCTGAGAAACTGAAATATGCACTAGAATATTTTAGTAAGTTGAATATTAAAGGTGTTATTCAAGGTGATCTCCTTTTTACATCTGATCTAAAACGAGAGACTGTTAATGGCGAACAACTCTATACTTTCAGACCCAACACGATTACCTATGGTATTCCTGTCGATCATCCTATAGGTAAAGCTGCAAGCAGAGCGAAGATCGGTGTAGTATTTCATACTCATTACACTGGTAATGTTCTTGGAGAAATGCAAGCAAAAGCAGGTGCTAATGTAGATGGATCCACTGATGTTCTGGTTGTAAAAAATGACACTCCTATGAATCGAGTTGGATTTAGTAAGAGTGAAATGATGAAGTTTGATGGGTACATTACAAAGATAGAGCGTATGTGTCGGATCTGTGGTGATTTCTTGGATGAATTAGTTGCTGCTAGTGGTAGTAAAGGTGATGCTAAGTTTCATATTTCTACATTTTTGAAACCATTTTTTAATGATCAGATTAAAAATGCTCGTAACATTAGTAATGTAGATGAGGCACTTTATGATCTAGCAAATTTCTATCATGCTAAAACTAGTAAAGAACTTGCTAAAATCAAGACAGTTGATAACCTTACCAAGAAACGCAATCTTGTATATCAGAGTGAGAATTACCTTGTAGATAATGTGTATAAGTTCAAGGCAATGATTGCTCTGTATAAAGAGCTTCAAGCAGTGAAGCAAATGGTTATAGATAAACTAGACCACCTGGAAGAGTTCAGGACTTTTGTTCAGACGGATAAAGGATATAAGGTCACAACTCCAGAAGGATATGTTCTTCATAAAGATGGCAGCATGATCAAGTTTGTCAATCGCTTGGAGTTTGCTTACAATAACTTTACCATCGAAAAGAAATGGCGTTAGACGGAAAGGTTTGCTACTTCACATTTGGTAGGTTTCAACCTCCTACCACAGGACATAAAGAGAATTTTGATGGCGTGAAGAAAGCAGCAGGATCTCATGACTATCGCATCTACATTTCTCAGACTGTAGATACGAAAGGTAGTAATCCTCTCCCACCAGATCGTAAAAAATATTATATGGATAAGATGTTTCCAGAACATCGTGGTAAAATATTTTCGGGACCTAAACAACCTGTCGCTATCCTACAGGAACTTATGCTGGCAGGATATGATGAGGTTGTCTTTTTAGTAGGTTCTGACAGGGTTTCTGCCATGCAGTTCCTCCATAAATATAACGGAAAAGATTTCTCATTTAGAAAGATTGATATTCAATCTTCTGGAAGCAGAGATGCTGACGGGGACACTTTTGCTATATCTGGAACGAAGATGAGACGTGCAGCATTTGCTGGAGACTTCAAACTTTTTCGTCAGGGTATACCTAGAGCATTAAATGATAATGATTGTCGCGCTTTGATGTCAGAGATCGTGACAAACTTGCCTGCTAATTTTAAATGAAAGATTTCAAGAAACTACGAGAAGAAGCACTACGCCAACAGCAGAGACAGCAGCATGTCTTTCGTGAAGGTGATGCTGTAATGTCTTCACGCACGGGAGATAAAGGATACATTCATAGGGTCGGTGGTAACTACGCTATTGTTATCAGCGACGAGGGAAATATGTTCCGTGAATGGATAAAGAACATTAGATCTATAAATAATACGAGAAGAACCTCCCTTTTGAACGATGAAGAAACCAGATCCAATTAATAAAGTACAGCATGAGGACGAGTTTTCGTCTGGGTTGATGGAATCCTATGGTAGATGGATGGATGGCGACACCTTCCAAGGCACCCAAATGCCTGATCTTCATCTTTCCGAGGCACCATTCGATGGAATGGATCCTCAGTCAAATGGTGCTGAGATCGAAGACACCACTAAGCGTAAGAAAGAAGCAAAGAAAGGTGCTTACGTTGGACAGGAAGCTGCTCCTAAGAACGAGGAAGTTCTTGAGCGCGAAGAGTATGAAATCGATGGCGTTACTTATGTCATCGAGAAAAAGAAAGGTCTAGACGGCAAGGCATGTTGGAAAGGATACAAACTTGCTGGTACTAAGAAGAAGGGCGGCAAGACGGTTGACAACTGCGTCAAGGCAGGTTATGAACCAGAAGGTAACATGCTTGAGTATTTTGAGAAGGACCCCAAGTCTGGTAAGATGGTGAAGAAGCACAACTGTGCTAAGAAAGTCAAAAAAGAAGGCAGAGAATACTTCTGCATTCCTGAGCAACACACAATGCTCGAAGATGGTACTGTAACTCACTATGATCTAGTCAGTGAGAAGGGTGAAGTTCTAAGAAACGTTCCTGTTGAGGGACTAGAAATTATGATCAGCGAAGTTCATGAGCACGCTGATAATCATGCTAAGAATGCTGAACTTCTAGGCGAGAAGAAACTCGATCCCGTTGGTAAAGAAGACAAGGACATCGATAACGACGGTGACCACGACAAGTCTGACAAGTATCTCCTTGCACGTCGCAAGAAGGTTGGCAAAATCATTGCAATGAAGAAGAAAAAATGAAATCGTTCAAGCAATTCCGCGAAGAGTGTGGTTGCGATAAAAAGGAACGTAAGGTAAAATCAAAAAAGAAAAACGGAAACGTTGAAGTGATGCCTAAAATTCCTGATGGTCAGAAAGGAATGACCACTAATGCAACTAATGAGTCTGTATTCGCTGGTAACTACCAAGGTCCTTTGTACGCACCACATCCTGATTTGGTGAAGGAGGTGGCACCCCCTGGAAAAAAGTACGAAAGGATGGTGAAGCACATCAAAAAGAATTACCCAAAAGATAAAGAGGGTATTGCTTACGCCACCGCTTGGAAACATAAGAACAAGAAAGAATCGTTTGAAGGTGGTGTGCAAAAAGCACGTCGTGATCACCGTTCTGGTACATTATTAACTTTCAAACAGTTCCTTGCAAAACTGACAGACATTTTAGATGAGTGGGAGAAATAAATAGTTCTTGCACTATGCTGTAAGATCATGCTAGCATTTCTACTCCCACTTGCATCGAAGATTGTAAAAGACGCTGTTGCCAAAATTCCTGATAACGAGGAACTTGGTGAAAAGTTAGTAGAGCTCTGCCTTGTAATCCTTAAAAAGGCAGTTACTCTAACTAAGACTGACATGGACGACAAACTCCTTGCGGTTGTTGAACAGGCAATTCAGAAGCGCGAAGAAGACTAAGATATAAATAAGTCTTAGATATTAGTAACTATCGGAGCACACGTCAATGTCCCTTTACGGAAGAACTGACAGCAATGCAAACAAAACCAAAGCTGGTGTGGGCATTGCAGCGTCAGCACAAGCAAAAACTGTCCTGTATATTGATGAAACAGAGGCAGCACTAGAAGCAAACAAGGAGCGTGGTCTAAACGCTCCTGGTTGGTGGTCTTATTTCACCTATACTGATAGCTCGGGTGCTACTCGTCATAAGGCAGAGCAACTAGTTTTCGTTGCAGGTGGAGACACCAACGCTAACGAGACCCAGGCAGACGATGCACAGGCAGCAGATGTAGCAGTTCTTATCACCATCAACACTCAACCAGCAGATACTTCTGTTGCTGTTGGTGCTGCTCTATCCCTCGTCCTCGATGCTATCGCAACTCCACCTGGAGACGCTTCTGTTCTCACTTATCAGTGGCAGAAGAAGTCTGGCAACAGATGGACTAACGTTTCTGGCGCAACTAGCACCACATTTGACATTGCAACTTATGCTGCAACAGATGCTGGTTCCTATCGTGTCAAGATCAACTCCAGCAATGGTGCTAAGGAA